GCCTGCGAAATATCCTAATCCATAAGGGCCAACAGGACTCACGGTAAATCTTACCGCAACCCCTTGCGAGTTTTGCAACTCTTCGTTTTTTGGTTTTTTAGCCATATTGGTGGGCGGATAGGTCGCTAAACCACACCGCCCTATCGATTATGCGGTCAACAAATCGACGATTGCACCGAAGGCGGCGGGCTGTTCAACCGCGATACCTACGTGCTGATTCACTACAACGCGGGTTTTATTCCCGATTGCTTGGCTGAATGGGTCAACAACCAATTCAACACCACCGAACTGACCAACCACCAAGTTGTTCCAGTCACCGTAGATCATTGCTGAACATACGCCGCTTGATGAACCTTTGGTAAGATTTGAAGGAACGTTGGTTGTGCTAAACACGGGTTTTCCGTCGATTTGGTCGGCCAAACCGTTGAAATACGCCATGTAAGACATGATCATCGCACCTGAACCGCTTGGAATTTCGGTCTGCTTCAATTTGGCCACCAATTTGGGGTTAATCAAAAACTTACCGTTCATTCCTGCGTTGGCGTTCTCAACGGCAGCAACCAATTCGAGCACCTTGGCCAATGAAGGCACGGCACCGTTGGTTCCCATTGCTACGCTGTTGATTCCAGACGTACCCAACAAGCCCAATGGCTGGTTAGATGAACCTGAACCGTTGATCGCAGCCGCTTCGATGGCAACCGCCAAGGCTTTGATGAATGATTCAATGATTTTCTGGTCGATTGATTGGTTGTTTTGCAACAACAACTGCTTCGAAATATCGCTGTAACCTGCGATACGTGAAGGACGCAACTGACGTGCGGCGGTAACTGGATCACCTGACGCAGCGTCGGCGGTTTCAGCGGCCCAAGCTACTGACACACCAGAACTGAACCCGGTCAAATCCACGTTAGCGGACAAACCTGTCAATTTGGTGGCACCCAACTGCTCCAGCACAGTTTTGGCGTACAACGCGTCGAAAAATCCAACCTTTTCCAATGGGATGAAGTTCCCACCCGCTGTGGCTGAACCTGCGCTCATGGTACGCATTTCGCGCGTTTTGAAATCCATCACCTTGTTAGACAAATAGATTCCGTTCGGGCTGATTCCCAATGAGCGGGCCTCTTTGGCTGATTCTTCAACCATTTCCTTTTCCAAACCGCTCAATTTGTTCTCACCTACCTCGTGGATCAGCTTTGAGAAACTAAATGCGCGGGCTTCTTTTTCCTCGCCATCAACAACGGGAGCACCGGCAACACGTGCAAGCTCTTCCATTTTTTCAGCGCGACGGATTTCGGTGTCGATACCGTCAATTTTTGCAGTTACACCGTCAAATTCGGTGCCTTCCTCGGTCGTCATGCTGCGTTTTTCAGCCTGCAAACGACCCTGTAGGGCGGTCAACGTTGCTACCAACGCGGCGCGCTCTTCGCGGAGTTCTTTTAGGGTTTTCATATTTTTTAGTAATTTTTGTAACGGGCAAGGGCGATGCGGACAATATCCGCGTCGCTGTGGTTATCTTCGACGGGCGGCACAAACTGCGCACGCTCATCGGTCAACGAACGCGTTTCGGTGCTCGTTCCTTCCGCATAGGCTGGGAACGTAACGGGGGCAACGTCGTACAATTTCGCAATCTTGGTAATTTTACGCATGTACATGGGGCCGTATTTTTCAGAATCCGACCACACGACTTCTTTGGCAACAAACTGGAACGAACTCTCTGAAATATCGCCACGCTTTACCGCAACCCCAACGTCCTGATGCGTCGGTGATTGGTAGTCCATCGTGTTCTCATATTCCAAATTTCCGTCACCGTTGACGAACACGGACAGGGTGCCAGATTTCTGACGGCCCAAAATCAATTCGTCCTCATGGTTAAACAAACAACGTATGTCCGAAACGGTCAACGCCTCATCGAATGCACCGGGTGCAATCATTTCCTCGTACCATCCCATGTCGGTGACAACGTTAACAACGGCAGCGATTCCGCCGATTTTTTCGGGCAGCCCTTCGGCGTTCAACGCCCTAACTTCGACGGGCGATGCGTGTCTGCGTGTTTCTATTTTACTCATGACTGTGTGTCGTTATTATTTCCTGTTATGTTGTTATTTTTGGCCGCTTGTGCCTGCAATGCGTCAATTTTGGCGGTCATGTATTCGTCGAGCTTATCAGCCGTCAATAGGTCGGCGGTTACCAACATTTGGTCGCCCGTTTCGAATTTATCGAGATCCTCCATGTAACGCGCCTCATTTCGACGGAGCCAACCGCCACGGATACCCGCGTTGTAATATTCAGCGCGCGACTTGGCCGACGCACGCATCAACGAATTAAACACGAATTTGAATTCATGCGTGTCCTTGTCGACCTCCCTCAATAACTTACGGCTCAATTCCTGCTCGATACGTTCGGCTTCGGGCTGCAACGTCTGCGCAAAAAATTGCTGCATTTCCAATTCGACATCGGATCCGCTGTTCCCGGCGTTCAACATGGACAATGGAACGCCAAAAATTCGGCTGATTTCCTCCACGCTAAATTTACGCTGTTCGATGTACATGGCCTCTTGCGGGCTCAAACTCATGCGCTCCATCTTGATACCCTCGGGCATAACCGCCGAACGCCTCTGTCCGTTTATCACGTCATCGAGCGACTGGCGCAGTGCCGTCGCGTCTGAAACTTTACGGTCCGAGGTTAACAAAAATTTCAAAACGCCGTTTTTATACACGTCGGCCGACGATGCCATCGCCGCCAAATCAATACCAAGCGATTCGGCATGCAGCGCAATGGGTGATTTCCCCATCAATGGATCTTCCGTACACAACCCTTTGAAATGCAATATCTCATACGACGCATAGGTACCCTTCCAAATCGGGTCCTCAACTTGGTAAAATACCAAACCTTTGGAAAAATACGGACGGACAAAACTCGTCTGAATCGGGTGTAGTTCGATTGGGTTAAAATTCGCGTCCCGTTTAATCAGCGTGTAACTGTTCCCGCGCGATTTTAACTGACACATGGTGTAAACCCAAAAATCGAACCCGCTTTGATACGCGTTCGGATTTTTCAGTAATCGGGTTAAATTTCCCGTCAATCTCTGTTTACCTTCCGCCGTTTCGCGGTACAAATTCAACGACATCGTGGCGATTCCGTTGGCGATTACCTCGATTGAACGGTGCACACTAGCGATGGAATACGCGGTGTTGCTCGTAACGGTCTGCCCTGAACGGGTGTAACGGCCCAACAAGGAATAAAACGAACCAATCACGTCGCCGATATACGGCATCGCTCCAAACTGCTGCTCGCGTTTCTCTCGCTTAAATAGGGTGGGCCACTGCATCGAGGCGAATTTACCAATGGGCGAAAAAACCGATGCAACAAAAACGGGGGCTTATTCCCGATTAATTTTCGACCATTTCGACAACGCCGAGCGAAAAACGCCGTAATTTTTATATTTACGACGGCCGAACACATACACATGACGCGCCTCAATGGCATCGTAGGCGTGCTCATAACTTCCGCCCTCTTGCGACGACTTCGGCAGCTGGATGTAATATTCCCGCATGAATTCGTCCGTGTACGTCAAATTTGCATCTTTTATCATAACCCTATTTTTATAGCGGAACGAACCACAAATCACCGTCGTCCCGTTCTTTTGCTTTATTCTCCATCGCAATACCGATGGCCATAATCGACGACACCGCGCCGTCAATTTTATCGCCTGATTTCTTTTTATCAGGCTTCACGTTGTCGTTCTCGTCCTTTTTCATCATCACGTTTCCAACCATCCACCTCAATACTGGGTGTCCGGTGTGTCTTAACCGACGCGTCAAAACCATCCGTTCCAATTCTTTCGACGGTGCCGACATGGATAATATCCCCTGGCTGTACTGAACCATTTCAAACCCATCGTCCTGCAATTCGATTACGAGCTGCGACGCGTTGTGTCGGTCATATGCGAACTCAAGGAAATTATACCGCTCCTTCAACCCGTTTACAAACCGCCTTATCTCGCGGTAATCGGTCACGTTCCCGTCGGTTACGAATAACTCGCCATCGCTCAACCACTGACGGTATGACTGCCCGACCTGATCGCGGCGTTTCGTGATGGCATCTTCCGGGAGCCAGCAATAAAACAACAACGCGTCCTTTTCTGGAAAATATAGCGACAACGCGCAAAAATCTCGCGTACTCGCTAGGTCCAATCCTGCATAACAATCCAATCCTATCAGCTCTTTCGGGTCCGCGCCGCTGCACGCCACCCAATCGCGGTCCGTTATCCATGTGACGGCCGAATCGGTCCACACGTTCAACAACTTGGTTTTAAACTCAACCTCCTTATCGGCCGATTCTTTCGCCTCGATGATTCGGTCTGTTAGGTATTTCGGTGCGACAGACACGCCTAAATTCGGGTTGGCCTTCGCCCACAACGTGGGGTCGGTCCAATCGTCACCCTCATCGAGCGTGTAAATTATCGTAAACAACGCGGGGTCGTTTACTAACCCCTTCAACACGTTGGTGCAGTGCGTTCGGTGTTTATAGCACGGGGATTCTTTATTGAAACCCGCCGTGGTAATCGTAAACAGAAACGGTTGAGCACGTGCCCCCATTGAGTTCATGATTACGTTATACATTTCGTCCGTCTTGTGCGCGTGATACTCGTCAATCGTCGCCATGTGGGTGTTTAATCCGTCATTGGTCGTCGGTCCCCATTCAATCGGACGAAATACCGAATTTTCGTAAATTATCCGATGCGAGTTCACCGAATCGTGTATCTTAACTTCGCCCTTCAATATCTCACTGGCTCGTGCCATGGCGGCTGCCTCATCGAACACGATTAACGCCTGCGCCATTTTGGTTGCAACACTGAATACCTGCGCGCCGTTCTCGCCATCTGCCACCAAGCCGTACAGCATAATCGCAGCGGCAAACGTCGATTTCCCATTTTTTCGCGGGACCTCAACGTACGCACGGCCAAACCTACGTCGGCCGTTTACCTCAAATCCGAATATGTT